TAGCCAATGGCTACCATTGGATGTGACTAGCGCCTATCCGACCGCCCGTCAACACTGCCCGCGCATCGCTATCCTCCGGCTCGGCTCAACCAATAAACCCACCGGGGTGGACTTGGACTGGCATGAGGAGCCCGTACAACTGCCCGGGCGTGGGTTGACGGTTCGTAAATTTTCAGGGCTACTGGTCAACGACCAACTAGAGGCGGCCATCTGTTGTACTAATGAACGCCTACGCGATGACCTGCATATCTGGTTTCAGCAATATTGCCTAGACGCGACGCTGTGGGCACTTCCACAACTGAGGACACTCGGCTTTTATCAACTGAGCTGTACTAATGCCGCCGATGACCAGGTGGAGTACCAAGGCACCCAGAGTCAGCCAGGGTTTGAGTTTTACGTGTCCCGCCTGACCTTTGCTGCCACCTACGACCTATCGGTAGTGACTGACGTAGACCAACTGCAGCATATTTTTAGCTGGGAAAATTTCACCGCCGGCGGCCAATGGGCTGGCGCAGCAGGCGAAGGGTTGAACCTACTCAACGACATCACTCCCCCGGATAGACTTTATGCCGATAACGCTTGAATTATTCGCTAATCAATACCTGCCAGACCATCAACGCGCCGCCGCCCTGGCAACGCTGGCAGACTACACCGAGCCGCGATCGCTAGACGAATGGCGACGGCTATGGCAACGGGCATTACTCACTCCAGTTCAATAGGAAACTCCCATGGCTTCTAGTGTTGTTTTCGGTCGGCCCGTCAGCCGTATTTTGCAACCCGGCGCCTACACCCAGGTGGATGCCTCCGCCCTGGAGTTGGCCCAGGAATTTGCCCCTAATGTTGTCTGCGTGCTAGGTGCGGCCCTTGGTGGTACGCCCCTGACCACCTATGCTTTTAGAAATGCCAACCAAGCCCAGCAGGTATTTGGCGCCGGTTCACCCTTGGCTGATGCCATTACCCTTGCCTTTCGTGGTGGCGTCAAGGGCGGTGCGCCCCTGGTGCTAGGGGTACGGGCGGACAATTCTGCCAAAGCCTCCGGCACCCTCACCAACAATGGCACCACCCTGGTGGGTGAATTTAAGGACTTTGGCGGCTACGGCAACACGTTCAGTGTTCAATTTTTGCCCGGTTCCATCCAGGGCACCCAGGCGGTAATTACCGGCACCCAACTCAATGGCACCGCCTATAAGCAAACCATCGACAATGTGCCCTCTGTCTCTCAATTGCTAGAGCGGCTAACCGCTGAATCACCGGTGTCAGTGCGGGCCACCGCCGGCGGCACCAAGGCAACCCAAACCTTGACGATCGCTACCTCTACCAGTGACGGCAAGGCAACACTGACCGGTGCTAGTCAGATCACCAATGCCGCATTCTTCTACCAGTACCCGGCTAGCCTGCAGGTGAATACCACCGACTCGCTTGCCTTCTCCTGGGATGGCGCTAACCTCACCCCGACGCCTGCCACCGTGACGGTCTCTGCCGCCCTGCCCGCCACCGTCAATGGCACCTACAATGTCGTGCGCAAGGTGGACATTTACACCCAGGCGGTTACCAATATGGTGGTTACCACCACCGCCTATGGGTCCAATATCTACCGCTTTGCCCTGCCTAGTGGCCAAACCTGGCAGCATGCCACCAACAAAGGTATTATTGGCTCTACCTTTGTCATCGCCTCCGGCGACTACGCCGGCACCTATCAGATCGTTCATTACGAGTGGGACGGCACCGGCCAGGACCGGGTGCGCACGGTGCAAAAGCTAGACGCTGGCACCGTCGCCGCCGGCACCGCCGCTAGTGCGTCCCTAGTGTTCCGGCAAACCCTGGTGGTAGATCCGCCCTCCCAGCCTGCCACTGAAGCGATCGAGACCCAGCTACCGGCTAATGGCATCCTACAGCGGGGTGGCCAATACCTAAGCCTGTCGCTTACCCCCAGCGATCGCGCCGAAGGTCCCCTAACGGTGTTCTACTCCACCCTACCCGGCGATACCATCCAAGCGGTAGGCATTGAGCTGGCCCGGCTGATCAACGAGTCCAACGAGTGGAGCGCCTACGCCGTTGCTAGTGCTGCCTACAATGCTGGCACCTATACCAGCACCATCACCCTGACCGCGGTGCCCCCCGGCATTAGTGCCAATGGCTGGAAAACCAATATTCTGGTCAACACCCAGACGACGGTGCTAGTGGCCGCCGGTGGTGTTGCCCTAGCCGGTGGCATTGACCCACTGCCGCCTACCGGTTCCATCGTCCTTAGCGGTGGCTTCGACTCTGTTCCTACCCTGCAGCGTTGGCTAGAAGCCCTCGACAAGGTGAAATATACGCCCCTGCGTTACCTAGTGCCCGCTGGCGTCACCGATGCCGGTGTTCAAGCGGCCTTTGCTGACCATTGCCGGTTGATGTCCACCACCGCCCAACGGCGGGAGCGTATTTGCATCCTAGGCCATGGTTTAGGCTGGACCCAAGCACAAATCAGAGCCAGGGCAGAAACGTTTAACAGCGAGCGGGTGGTATTTGTCTCCCCCGGTTTACGCATGGCGGACCTGGTGACCGGTAGCCAGCGTACCTACTCCTCCGCCTATGCCACCACCGCGATCGTGGCCGGGATGCTAGCGGCTGAAGGGAATGGCGTCTCTGACCCGATTACCCATACTTTCCTAACCAATATCACCGCCGCTGAATTTGAGTACCAGCCTGGTAGCACTGAACTGGATGACGCGATTATTTCCGGCATTCTAACCATCGAGCGGGACCCTACCCTGGTGCGGGAGTCCCGGGGCTTCCGGGTGACCCGGGCCATTACCACCGCCCGCTCCTCTGTAGTATTCGAGCAAATCTCGATCATCAACCAGAGCGACTACGTCGCCCAGACGGTACGCGACCTGGAGGAAACCTTGTTTATCGGCAAGGCGCTAGATGGCACCACCCTGGGGCTCATCCGCGAAGCGGTGAACCTGACTCTAGATCGGCTCAGCGGCCAAGCCATTATCTATGGCTACGACCCTAGCTTTACGGTGGCGACGCTCAACCAAACCAACCGCAGCGCCATTGACGTTACCTACAAAATCTACCCGGCCCCCGCGATCGACTTCATTCTGAACTCGCAAATCCTGGCGCCGGTGCCAGACACCGCCACCGTAGCCGCGTAAGCCTAACCAACCTTATTCACCCTAGGAGGTGTTATTTTGGCCTTCAGAAATACTTACTCACGGGTGGAAAACTCCGTCTTTGCTAGGGCTGAGTTTTCGCTCGACATTGCTTTGGTTATCAATGGCTTGCGCCTAGGGCGAATCCAATCGATCTCGATTTCCGCCCAGACCCAAGCCCGGCCCGCTATCGAAATTGGCAGCGATCGCGCCGTCGAATTTGTCCCTGGCATCAAACAGTACCAAGGACGGATTAGTTCGATGATGCTCAAGTATGGTGACCTGATGAAGCGCCTGGCGTCAGTCAGTGGCGGCATCATTGACCGCACCAGCCGGGCGGCGACCATCACCAACATGCCGGAGTTTGACATTGTGATCGCCCGTCGGGGTAGTGCGGGGGTGGGCGTCCCTCAGCTCTATGCTCCGGCCCAAGGCCCTGCGGACCTATCCGGCGGCGGCGGCATCATTGGCACCATCTTTGGCTGTGTGATCAACTCCTACGAGAGTAACTTCACCGCCCAGGACACCTTGATCATGGAAAACGTGTCCTTCTCAGCGATTGATCAAACCCTCAGCGATGGCGGCGGGTTGATCGCGCTTCCCTAGTTCCTTTAATGCGAGTGCAAGATGACAACCGTAACAATGACGGTGACGGGGTTTGAGCGGCTAGGCACCTTAGTCGTTCGACCCCGCACCTTTAACGACTCCATGTTTTTAATCCCCGCCTACCAGGACCGGTTTATCAACCGCGCCCTGGCGGAGGCAGGCATTGAGGGGGTAGATGCTGGTGACCAGCTACGGTATAACGCCCTGGTAGTCGCGATCGCCCAGGCGGTGATTGTAGAACCCGTGGGGTTTGTGGACCAGTTGCTAACCTCTACCAATTCAGAAGACTTTCAATTTTTTGGCAAATTTGCTGAGGAGTATTCCGCCTGGCTGGACCAGCAGGTTGAGGATGCCCAAGCAAAAAAATCTGGGACGGTAGCGATAGCGGACGATGGGAAAAAATCTGTTTCATCCTCCGCGATCGCTACCGACTCCTCCCAACTGACCCTCGATGGTTAGCGATGACGGAGGCTCAGGTGATTCTAGAGTATCGGCAAGTGATCGAGCTAGAGCA